CGTGGGTGTAAAATTACGTGTGTTGCCATGAACTTGTTGGTCTCGATTTGTGCGATTGCAGTACGAACTACGTCAGCCAAATTTGCAGATACAACTGTATTCAAGAATGTACCAGCCGTCCATGCAACTGCTTGGGTATAAATACCATTCAAGTTTGCACCCACACCATTTCCATTCAATAAGTTGTTCTCGATTTGATTGTCGATAGTTTCCATCAAGTCAGTGTTCACCTCGTTACGAACGAACGCTAAATCATCTAACATCTCTTTTGAGATTTTGATGAACCCAGCAACTTTCTTAACCTCAACAGATACCTCTTGGTACTTCACATCACCCTCATTCTTAGCGACACCTTCACCAATCCATGTAGCCGTTGACTGCAAAGTTTGTTGAATGTACGTTACGAATTTAGAAGTAGTTGTACCACCAGACATCGCTTGGCGAATCTTCGCTACTTGACGTGCGATGCGGTTAACACCAGCCTCCAAAGTTGATAGAGCAATGTTACCAGTGTAGTCACCTACGATGGTAGTTTCCTTTGTTTCAAGGTTGATTGCTTTACCTTCTTTTACTGCTTCCAACTCACCTTTAAGAGCCTTAACAACTTGGTCACCGATTGTACCAACTTTCTCTGCTTTCTTCTCTACGGCTTTCTCTGCCATAGCCTCGATACGACCTTCGAATTTAGCTAATGCTAATTCCATGTCAGCCGATTTTTTCTCCATCGCTTTCAACGATTCGATTTCGGATTTTAATGCATTGACCTCGTCATGCGTCGGCAATCCAGCCGTTTTTTCTGCGAACATATTGTTGATTTTCTCAACTACTTGCTCTGGTGTTAAATTTTCAACCATGTTAGTTTACTTTTAAATTAGACATTTATTTTACTTACTACACTAAGCCAATCGAATCCAGTCTCCTTTAGCAATGGCTCGGTCTTGACAGAGTGATTCTTCGACTCTGTTGTTGCGAGTTGCACCAGTTGTGAATTGATGTACTTTAGTTTCATTTCATACTCAAATGCTCCCTCGCTTGATTCTCTACGTTCTACGAGTGCTTTGAGTGTGTTGTTAAAGGAAAGTGTCAGTTGATTCAAGAAAGTTTCTTTCTCCTCACTTTTCATCACTGCAATTACGTTGGTCATGTCATTGGCTCCAAAAGTAACGGCTGAACCCTCATAGAGTTTCACCTCAGTTACCTCCCAGTACCCACCCATCGGTAGATTCTCGTCCTCAATGAACTTGATTTTGTCTTTCATGTATTGGAAGCCTATTGAGTGTTCACGAATGATTCCGTCCTCATAGTCCTTCCAAGCATCTTCTGCCAGACTGCTTCTACCCATTTCGGCTACTGCCAATAGTCCATAATCGTCCTCAGTCAACTCAAGGAATTTCCCGATTGGTTGTTGCCAGTCGTGGTGACGTAAGAACGCTATCTTGCGATTGGAAGCGGAGTTGGGTCCATGCTCTTGGATTGACTTCTTGAAAGCCCCCTTGCGAATAATATCCCCATCAGAATCCATGTTGTCGAACTTCGCTAAGTACATTTTGACCTTGCGTGTTTCGGCATTCATTTCCTTGATTTCAAACCCCGACTTTGTCGAGTATGTTGTAGTTGATTTCATATGCGTTAAATTGTTAAGTCAAGAATTGCACGTGCCTCATCAGTGGTTATAAGACCTAAGCCTACCATTTTCTCCACTGCATCGGTTTTCAATTTGAGTACGTTTGCACCCATCTGCTCATCATGTTGTAGCACTGGTAAGTGGTCGAACTCTGCGTGGAGTTTGTACCCCTCTTTGTCCAGACCAAATTGCTTGATGATACTGTCATACATTGACTGCGTTTCGGGTATGATTGTGTCAGTGTACACCATGCGAATTGAGTCCTTGACGTTGCTGAAAGTCGAGCCAGAGGTCGATGAGAATAAATTGTAGTTCAATCCGAACGCATCTATTAACGCCAGTTTGTCCTCAGTTAACTCCTCAAACAACAATAAGTCCTTCGTAGGATATGACATTGGTTGCCACGATACGTTAGCCTCAGTGATGATTAATTCATCCTTCTGGCGATTGTACCAGTCCCTACGAATGTCATTCTTTTCCTCTGGAGTCATCGGTATGGCACCTCCCATGTCATTCTGTTGCGCTGAAAGGATTCCGATAGCCCCGATATTCTCCAGCAATACGTTACGTTTGTGGTATGAAGCCTTGATGTTCGATAGTGGATATTTGAGTGTTTCGATACGGCTTGTCGGCTTAACCAGATTCATCCCATCGTCAGTAGTCAAATAGACCATGTCATTCCACTCAATCGTCTCATACGTATCATCATCGTACTTGAACTTGAAGCCGTCAATCAAGTCATTGGCATCCATTTGCTTTAACTTCTTGCCAGATAGACTCATCTTCACCTTGTTGGCTGGTAGCGGTACGAATAGATTTCGCACTCCCATTACCCTCGCTGGAGCATAACAGAATGTGTTTGAGTAGAGTGCATCTTGCACTGACATCGTGTAGACCACGTCAGACCATGATTGAATGGCGTTAGGCTTGTTGATTAACTCAAGTAGCCAGTGACTTTCGACCTCCTTATCATCCTTGTAAAGGCATGGTTTGTTGGAAGCCATCATTGATGCTCTCTTGTTGATGACTGCTCTTAATTCTGGGATTTCAATAAACAACTTCCAGATGTCTTGAGTGTCCACCCATACGGCATCTTTCTTACCCCAGATTTGTGACTGCGCTGGGAATAATCTGCGCATTTGGTCGATGTAACGCCCAGAGTCCAGTGACGTTATATTTACTCCAAAAAAGTTTTCCCAAAAATTAAGATTCATACGCATCAATTTTTACAAAGTTACTATAAATTATTTTGATATGTCAAGATAAATGTTTAAACATCGACTGAACAAATATAGAAAGTCCAGCCACGCAATCGGGTGCATCATCATTTTTGTTCTTACCCTCCTTGCTATACCCCAGTATATTAGCCACAAATTGGTGCTGATGAGCATCGCCAGTGAGTACGAAATTCATCTTCATTTGAATCCAAGCGGACTGCATAATTATCCTCGTGTCCTTATTGGTCGTGTTGTGAACTTGAAGCAACTTTGTGTTGGGTGTGAGTCGCTGGAGGTTACGTGCGAACATGGCTCCCATCGAGTTGGATTCCACCCTACAATACGAGGCTTTCCACTTGTTGAGAAGCCCAGCGCATAACGGCATCGATATGTCAGTGTTGTCCCTTGTGAACACATAGTCCACGATGTACAATTCCTCCTTCACGAGTGCGCATACTGCCATCGCCAGATAGTCATTACCTTGGTCAGCAACATCGATGTATGCGAGTACCCCATCGATACCAGTCGGATTGCTCTCAGATTTGTTTGCATTGATGATTGAAGCCACCTCATCTGTGTCCCTCAGTTTCAGATTTGAGAAGAGTCGTCCAGATACGTCAACTGGCTCTTGCATGTATTCCGCTAACCAGATTTCTTTAGCCGTCCGAAGCCTCTTATCGTGATACTCCTCAGTGGTCATTACCGACTCACAGAATGACCTATCGTCCTTGTCAAGTGCTGATACAATTACTGACTCCTCATACACCCCATCTGCCATCGCCGTACCTATCACGTCACGTACTGACCAGCGTGTACCAATGTCAATACGTGCGCACCCAGATTCAAATCGGCTATCGTGTGTTGACTGCTTCCATTGTTGAATGCGGTCATTGGTGGTATCGCTCAGAGCATCCTCAATACCTCGGTAAAGGTCATCGGTGATGGCTACCTTTGTGGCACCAAATCCGATGATGGTTCCTCCTACCCCAGCCCCAAAGTACCCTACTTGCTTTGACTGATTGGTGTTCCAGCCTTGTAGATTCTTCTTATCGTCCGATAGTTTGACGTCTGGAAATATCTGCTTGTATGCGTCCGACTTGATGACGGCTCTTACGTCATATGCGAACTTGAGGTATAGCGTTGCCGTACACGTATTACGCATAACGGATTCAGTTGGATTGCGCCCCAGAGTCCATGCACAAAATAACGATGTGATGTAACTCTTTCCAGCCCTTGGTGGCATCGATACGCTCAGTGACTTTATCGTTCCTTCTTCTACCTTCTGGAACGCCAATGCGATGTCCTTTAGGAATGGTCGTGACTGATAGAAATCCTTATCGTAGTACAAGCAAAAGTACCAGAAATCTCTACGAGCCAGTTCTTGACGTAGGTACTCTTTGACGTACTCTTTGCGTTCCTCTTTTGTCATCGCTATTCTTTAATCATGTCAAGTAACTCAGCGGTGGTCAGACCAGACAAATCTGGCTTGGCATGGCTTAGGTCAATCTCAGACCTTTCAACGTACCCTCGTGCCTTCCCTTTGGTCTTGAGAAAGAATATCACCGATGCCACATTGCCCTCAAAGATGAGTTCGTGTAGTTTTGATTCAGCGAAATCTAAAGTGACGTTCTCGAGGTCTTTTACGCTGGAGGCATAGTCAATATCCTCCTTCATCCATTCGTAGTGCGTCTGCCTTGAGATGCCTACATTCTTACATGCAGTCGATACCACCCCCAGTGATGACTGGAGTGCTTGAAGCATCGCATTTTTTTGTGTGTCAGTTCTTGTCTCCTTGCGTTTCATATCACCAATCTTTTAGTGTGTTCTTTATCATGTCCCCCAGAGGTGTACCAGCCAGTTCCCTACGGAATGCCCTTGACTTGGTGTATTCCTCTGTTATACTTGCAGAGATGCCCATCATCTTGCGTTCTGTCTTTGTCAATAGCATCCATCTTACCTTAGAGGTGGAGTGCATTAGTGACTGTTTGATTCTATTAAATATTTTTCCC